GCCAGACAAGAATATGTATTCGCATATTCACGATGCGCTGCAATATATGATGTTAGGTGCTGGTGAGGGTAGAGCATTGTTAAATAACCAAAAACCTGCACGTCCTGTTGTTGCTGGTAAAAACTTCGATGTTTTTTCTAAGCATAAACAAAAATCAAGAAGGCAAGGATTATGGGCGCGTATGTAATTGTGCGTTGATGTTTTTTAAATTATGTGCATATGCATTACAAAACTAGGAGCTAATTATGTGTGGCAGAAAAAGAGATCCAAAGATAGATGAGCAACTTGAAGAAAACAAAGCGGAAGCCGAAGCAGCAAAAGACACAGCCCAAGCCGATCTTAAAAAAGCAAAAGCAGACGCTTTGGAGCAAGCTAAAATTGATGCTCCGTCTGAACAAATAGTTACCGAAGGTCAAATAGGACGCCAAGGCGAAAACATTTTTGATGATCCTCAAATGAAAAGCATGGCTGCTTTGCGAAGATCAAGACGTGCAGGTGGTAAAGGCCGTAGAAGTTTACTTACTGCTAAAACAGGTCAGGGATATTTCTCAAGGTTTGGTGTTTAATGGATGAAATCGCCAAGAATTATCTTGAAAGATATAACAGAGCAAAAGCTAAACGCGAAAACTTTGTTCCTCTTTTTGAAGAATGTTATGAATATGCATTGCCTCAAAGAGAAAGCTTTTATCATGAAACGATAGGTCAAAGGCGTGATGATAAGATATTTGATGAGACTGCTGTAGTTGGTGTTCAGGAGTTTGCATCAAGATTGCAATCAGGTCTTGTGCCTAACTTTGCTCGATGGGCTGATTTAACTGCTGGATCAGAAGTTCCAAAAGAAAACAGAGAAGAAGTTAATAACGAATTAGATGAAGTTACTGACTATGTATTCGAAGTAATTCAAAACTCAAACTTTGCACAAGAAGTTCATGAGTCATTCATGGACTTGGCAGTCGGGACTGGTATCTTGGTTTGCGAAGAAGGCGATGCAATTAATCCTATACGTTTTTCAGCTATACCTTTGCCTCATGTAATACTTGATACTGGCCCCGATGATAACATCGATCATGTGTTTCGAGAGCGTAAAAACATAAGATTTAATCAGTTAGAACAGCTATATCCAAAAGCTAAGTTTTCTCCTGAAGTAAATTCTATGGTTCAGGGTGCTGGTGATAAAACAACTACAGTGCTTGAGATTGTTTGCAGAAACTATGCGTCACCTAATGTAAATGCAAACTTTCATTATGCAATCTGTATGACAACAAAGTCTGTAATATTTAAAAGAGAAATGCAGGGTCTTGGATCTAATCCATTTATTTGTTTTCGTTGGTCAAAATGCGCTGGTGAAGTTTATGGTCGTGGCCCACTAATCAATGCATTGTCTTCTATTAAAACAACTAATCTTACAATTGAGTTGATATTAGAAAATGCACAGATGTCTATCTCTGGCATATATCAAATGGAAGATGATGGAGTAATAAACCCTGACACAATTAATCTTGTTCCAGGGACTATAATTCCTAAAGCTATGGGATCTGCTGGATTGCAACCTATACAAGCTGCTGGTCGCTTTGATGTTGCTCAATTAGTTTTGGGAGATATGAGAAACAATATTAAACGTGCTTTGTATAATGATATGCTTGGAGATCCTAATAAAACTCCTGCATCTGCAACAGAAATAGCAGAGCGCATGGCTGATTTATCAAGACGTATTGGATCTGCATTTGGCAGATTGCAAGCTGAGTTAGTGCAGCCTGTTCTTCAAAGAGTTATTTATATATTAAAGAAACAAGGCCGTATAGAAGTTCCAACTGTTAATGGTCGAGAAGTAAAAGTTAAGTCTGTATCTCCATTAGCACAAGCTCAAGCCAACCAAGATATTACTGCTATCTCAAGATTCCTTGAATTAACTCAAGGCGCATTTGGTCCGGAGACTTTACAGCTATTAGTAAACAGCGAAGAGACTGCTGCTTACCTTGCTAAAAAGTTTGGAGTGCCAGATAATTTAATAAGAGATGAGGCACAAAGAAAAGAAATAGTTGCATTAATGCAGCAAATGCAGCAAAGTCAGGCTCAAGCACCACAACCAATGGAGTAAAAGCTTGAGTAAAAAACCTTATGTTGGGATTGATGGAGTACAAAGATCCCAAAAAGTTGACGAACAAATTAGTTTAAATGTTGCTGCTTTGTTGGCTACCCCAACAGGTGAAGCTGTAATGCAGTATTTAAAATCAATTACAACTGACATTGCTAATGGTCCAAACATATCTAACGATGAGTTGCGACATTTAGAAGGTCAAAGATTTGTTATTGGATTATTATCTTCCAGAGCTAATCATGGATCTTTAATTAAATCTAAAGAGGGCAAGAATGAGTGAAGAAGAAACAACAACTGTAGAAGATGTTGCCTCAACTGAAACCTCAGAAGCAACAGTTGAAGAGACTACAACATCTGAACGTCCTGAATGGTTGCCAGAAAAATTTAATGATCCATCTGAACTAGGCAAAGCGTATAAAGAATTAGAATCAAAACTTGGACAAAAAGAAGAAGATATAAAAGCCAAGTTAATGGAAGAACTTGATCAACCCAAAGAGGGTGTTCCTGATTCTTTTGGTGATTACAAACTACCTGCTGACATTGATTTTGATGAAGCTATGGGTTCTGATTTACTTCAGGACTGGGCAAAACATTGTCATGATATGAAGTATTCTCATGAAGAATTTCAAAAGGGTATTGAGTTTTATATGGCTGCTCAACCTGAAGAAGTTGATTTAGATGTGGAAGCTTCTAAGCTTGGAGAAAATTCAGAGGCTAGGATTGAAGCTGCATCTTTGTTTGCTAATAAATTTTTTCCAGAAGAAATGTTACCTGCTTTAGAACGTATGTGTGAAACCAGTGATGGTATTATTGCTTTGGAATTTATGATGGAACAAATGCAAGATCCATCTGTTGTTGATGCTAGTCCTGCTACTGGTGCAATAAGTCAGGCTCGATTAGAAGAAATGATGAAAGATCCAAGATATCATGATCGATCCCAACAAGATCAAAACTTTATTAAGATGGTCAATGATGGATTCCAGAAACTTTACGGATGAAATAAGAATAATGAAAAGAGGGGGTTACTATTTAACTCCCTTTTACGATGATCATATATATGAATTTATTCATGTTATTCACCCAGAAAATATTAAAGAACTACTAGAGTTAGAACGATACTCAAATATTTTAACTGCATTAAAAGATCTTACAAAAAATAGTGAAGTATATTTAGTCAGAGATAAAAACGATGAGATAGTTTTTGTTGGTGGTTTATTTTTTGATGATGATGTTCCTCAGATGTTTGCCATGTTTTCTACAAAAATACGAGATAACTTTTTTGCATTAGCTAGAGGATCAAAGATGCTAATAAGTTTTTTTGATCAAACATATCCTATGCTTTCTATGTGTATTAAAGCTGATTATGCAGATATGTTGCAGTGGGCAGCGTGGTTAGGATTTGAACCAGTAGGTTGTTCTCAGAGAAAAAATATTGAATTTATTGATTTTGTGCGTTGCAATCCTGAGATAAATAATGTTGTAGATAATTTATCGAGGCCCATAACGCACTGAGAAGCCCGAAAGGATACCTTCGTTGAGGATGCCAAATGGACACCCAAGATGCAAACATAACTTAACTTAGGAACTGTAAAATGGCTAATACTATAGACCAAGCCTTTATTAAACAGTTTGAGACCGATGTGCATCTTGCATACCAGCGCATGGGTTCTAAACTGCGTAATACCGTTCGTTCTACGAATGTGACAGGCAGCACTGCTAGATTCCAAAAGATTGGAACTGGTACTGCATCAACTAAATCTCGTAACGGTAATGTTACACCAATGGAACTTGCGCATACTAATGTGGAAGTAACAATGTCTGACTTCTATGCTGCTGAGTATATCGACAAGCTTGATGAGTTGAAAATAAATATCAATGAACGTCAAGCTGTTGCTGAAAGTGCTGCTGCTGCATTAGGACGTAAGACTGATGATCTAATTACAACAGCTATGGATGCTGGCGCAAACTCAACTCAGTTGGGTGCTGGTGGTTCTGCTGTAAGTAAAGCAGATCTTCTGACAGCATTTGAAACATTTGGAACAGCAAGCATTCCAGAAGACGGACAGCGTTATATCGCTATGTCTCCTGCTGGTTTTGCGGATCTGTTCAACATTACAGAATTTGCTTCAAGTGATTTTGTTGGACCACAAAACTTACCGTTTGCTGGCGGTATGACAATGAAAGAGTTCTTGGGCTTCAAGATCTTTTCAACATCAGCTGTAGCTGGTGGTAAGAACTTTGTTTACCACATGAGAGCAGTTGGACTTGGTGTGAACTCTGATGTTCAAACTGAGGTAAACTATGTAGCAGAAAAAGTATCACACCTAGCGACATCAATGATGTCAATGGGTTCTGTTGTCATCGATGACAACGGTGTGTACGAACTGCTAGATAATAACTAGGAGGGTTAGAAAATGGCTTATAGTGCAAGTGGACTAACTCGTTTAGGTGGTGATTCAAATGGTAGTTTGTGGAGATACACAACTACTGATGCAATCGCTACAGTAAACACTGCTGGTTACTTTAACGATGCGGCAGCTATGCTTGCTGTTCGTGATTTGGTAATAGTGCATGATACAAATGCACCAACAACAAATTTTGTAACAGTATTGTCCAATACTGGTTCTGTTGTTGACGTATCTGATGGTACGGCAGTATCTGAAACCGATAGCGACTAATAGGTTGGGGCTTCGGCCCCACCTTTTTTAAGGATTAGAAATGGCAGTAACAAGTACACCGGCAAACTCAGCTATAGATATTTGTGCAAGAGCTTTAATCCTGATTGGTGCTGATCCTATAACTTCTTTTGATGATGGAAATAACGAGGCTCTTGTAGCCTCTAATGTTTATGAAGATATAGCTAGAGCTTCTTTAACATCTTCCCGTTGGAGGTTTTCTACTAATCAAGCTATATTGAATAGGTTAACAGATCCACCAACAGGACGCTACGATGCAGCATATCAATTACCAGATGGATGGCTAATGACACATGCTGTTACTGTTAATGATACTCCGATTGAGTATCAAACATATGGTGACAAGATATATGCTAATGAAGATGCAAATTCAGTAGTTATTTTAGACTACACTTATCGAGCAGAAGAAACAGATTTTCCTTCATATTTTACTATTGCTTTAGAATTAGAATTAGCAAGAGTATTTGCTTTTAGTTTAGCAAGAGATGCACAGTTAGCTAATCTTATGGCTCAACAAGCACAAGCTGCTATGATGAAAGCTAGAACTATTGATTCCCAACAACAAACAACAAGAAAACTAAATACATCAAGATTTATTGCACAAAGGCGAAGCTAAATGCAAAAGGTTCGCGTTCCATTAACAAACTTCAAATACGGTGAAGTAAGTCCTTCTTTGTATTCAAGAACAGATACAGAGTTATATAATCAATCAGCACAACGAGTAGAAAATTTTTTTCTTCGAGCAGAGGGCGGTGTAATAAAACGTCCAGCTTTAGAACATATATACAAGTTTGCTGATATAACTGTTGATGGCACAAAGGTGCAGCAAGCTAGACTGTTGCCATTTATATTTTCTGATGATGAACAATATGTAGTTTCTCTTGAGCATCAAAAAGTAAGAGTATTTTTATTAAGTCCTACTACTGGTGCTGTATCTTTGACTGCTACAATTACACAAGATATTAATAGTCAAACATTAAAGTTTGATCATGATTATTTGCATGAGTATACATTTGCTCAAGCTGGGGATGTAATGTTCATTTGTCATCCTTTGTTTATGCCTCAACAATTAATTAGAACAAGTCTTTCTACGTTTCAGGTTGAACCTTTTGTATTTGATCAACGATCTGACAATAAAGAAATTTATCAACCATACTTTAATTTTCAAAAGTCAGGAGTAACTCTTGATCCTTCTGCTACTTCTGGGTCAGGAGTAACACTTACAACAAGTTCTGCTTATTGGGATACATCTTCTCCATCAAAACATATTGGAACTACAATAAGATACAATGGTGCAGAAATAGAAATAACTGGTGTTACAAGTTCAACAGTAGCAACTGGTGATATACTAGATACACTTTTAGTTAAGTTAGATGTAGCTCCATTTAGAACAAATGATGGCTCTACAAGTGTTGAAGTTACAATGGTTAATCATGGACTAAGCGTTGGTGATTCAATTACTATAAGTGATGCTGGATCTGTAGGTGGTATTTCTAAAAGTAATTTAGATGGAACACGTTCTGTGGTTTCTATTGTAGATGATGATCGATTTACTTTTACTGCTGGTGGTGCTGCAAATGCTTCTGAAGATGGGGGTGGAACTCCAAAGATTGCTAGCCATGCACCAATAACAAGTTGGGATGAACAGTCTTTTTCTTCACTTCGAGGTTTTCCTGCTGCTGTTACATTTCATGAAAACAGATTAGTATTTGCTGGAACTGTTGCTCAACCAGACGCAATATTTATGAGCAAGAGCGGCAAGTATTATAACTTTGATGTAGGTACTGCTGCTGACAATGACTCAATACAAGTAACTGCAAGTATTGGTGAAATAAATCAAATACGGCATGTAGTATCTAATAGGGATCTACAAGTCTTTACTGCATCATCTGAAATGTATTTACCTGCATTTCAAAACCAACCAATGACCCCAACTAATGTTCAGGTAAGAAGGCAAACATCTTTTGGTTCTGGATTTGAAAGACCAGTAATATTTGATGGAGCTACTGTTTTTACTCAAAAAGGTGGAGCAATAGTTAGAGAGTTTTTGTTTAGTGATAGTGAAGCTGCTTATGTTGCAACTCCAATATCTACTGTTTCTTCTCATTTAATTAAAACTCCTATTGAACAAAATGTTTTTAATGGTGCTTTAAACAGATCAGAAAGTTATTTGTTTATCACAAATGCTGATGGAACGATAGCTGTATTCAATTCTAATCGTGCAGAAAATAGAGCAGGATGGACTGAGTTTACCTGTGCTGGAACATTTGTTTCTACTTGTACTATTGATGATCGAGTGTTTGCTAATGTCGTTTTTAATTTAGGTGATGGCACTGAAAAGCATGTTCTTTGTGAATTTGTAGCTACTAAAAACACTGATATGTCTACTGTGTTTACTGGATCATCTGGTGTGTTTGATGTGTCTGCAGATTTTAACAATGGTGCTGTTGTTCAAGTAGTAAATGGTAATAACTATATTGGTCAGTTTACTGTAGCTGGTGGTAATGTAGATGTGTCTTCTGTAGATGCTACACTTACTTCTGCTGAAATAGGTTTTGATTTTGATGTTACATTAACTACAAATCCTATTGATGTTTCTATAGCAGGTGGTCCAATAACTGGAATACCTAGAGGTGTTACCAGTGTTTTTCTTGATTTGAATAATACATTGTCTGTTAGTGTTAATGGAACTAACTTAATTATAAGAAATGTTACTGACGATCTTTCTTTGCAACAGCAAGCTTTTACTGGCAAACATGAGTTTCGGTTGCTTGGATATAGTGCAGATCCACAAGTAACAATAACACAATCAGCCCCACTGCCCTTGCAGGTAAATGGGTTAATAGCGGAGTTAGTATTCTAATGGCTATAAGTTTAATATTAGGAGCTATATCTGGATTTGCTTCATTACAAGCAGGAGCAGCAGCCAGAGGACAAGCAGAACAGCAAGCAGAAGCAAGAGAGATACAAGGCATTGCTGATGAAGCTCAAGCTATAAATAATATGGCAATTCGTATTAGAGAGTATGAAAGAGCTTATAAATCAAATGATGCTTTGTTTTCTTTTCAAAGTGGCGGTGGTGAAAACATAGGTGTTGAGAGAGCTTTTTATGATGTTCAAGGTTCTGAACGTCAAGTATTAGTAAAAGATATTGCAACATTAAGTCAGGGTCTTGCGCTTGAAAAAGGTCAGACAAAACTAGCAAGCCTTATTGAAATTGAACGTGGTAAGCAAGCGCAACGAGCAGCTATGTTTCAAGCACTTGGTTCATTTGCTGGCGGTTATCAAAAATATAAAATGTACGGATTTTAATTATGGCTATTGAGCGACAAGAAAGAAGAGCAAGACTACCAAGGATTGGTGTTGTAAATGTTAACACCGGTGCTGATCGAACTTGGCAAACACTTGCTTCGACTGTTGATGGAATAGCAAATAATTTAGCTCCTGTTTTAAGATCTCAAGCTATAGAAAAAGGAACTAATGCAGCTAAAGCTGTAAAGAAACAAAACCTTATAGAGTTTGATAAAGACGGAAAACCAAAAGCTTTTGCACTACCACCTGATTTTGGATTGGTTTCCCAAGATGCATATAAA